CGAGACGTCCCGTCCGGGGCGTTTTTTAAGGAGTGGCGATCATGCAGAACCAAAGATCACGGCTTGCGATAATCCACCTCGCCAAAAACCGGCTCGGCCTCGATGACGAAGCGTACCGCGCCATTCTTTCCGGGGCCGGCGTTTCAACCGCGAAGGATATCGAAACGGATTTGCAGTTCAACACGGTGATGGGCGCGTTCATGCGGCTTGGCTTTTTTCCGTCGGGACACATGGGGAACAAACACCGGCGTACCGTTTCCGGCGGCAACCCCGCCATGATCAGCCGCCGGCAGGAGTATTACATCCGCGGGCTTTGGTCGCTGGCCAGCCGCGCAAAAGACGAAAAGAGCCTGCGGCGCATGATAAAGCGCATCGGCAAGGTAGACGACATATCATTTTTATCCAGACGGTCCGCGTCGGCGCTTATACTCGCCCTGCGGGACATCTGCTGGAAAGCCGGGTTTAACCCGGACGAGGAGGGGACGCATGTTGATGACGGTGAAAGAAGCGGCGTACATTCTGTGCATGGAACCGCACCAGGTGTACTATCTCCTGACGATGGGGGAGATCGAGTCCGTCAGGGTCGGCAAGGCATGGCGGCTGGCGCCGGACGCGGTGGATGAATATGCTAAGCGACTCCCTGAAGTTAAAAATCGAAGGCCTGCCGGCTATTTTATCTATCCGGGAAACGGCGGATTTCTTTTCAGTTGCCTACCTGACCGTCTACCGCCTGATACGCGGGGGAAAGATGCCGGCATGGAAAGACGACGGGGGCAACTGGTGCGTCGCCAGAACAGATCTGCTGAAGTTCTGCTCACGAAACTCAAACCTGTAGAGCAGTTGGAATTGTTTGCGGGGTGAAGCTTTTTTGTTGATTAGCGGTTGTATCGCTTAAAATATTTTTATTTTTGGAGGAAAGGAAAATGGCAAAGAACAGTTTGAACGCTTTGAATGACCACCTGATGGAAAGGATCGAATGGCTGACAGACCGGGATGTGAAAGGCGAGGAGCTTGCGGAAGAGATTAGGCGGAGCGAAGCGGTGACCAAAGTCGCCGCGCAGGTCATAGCCAACGCCAATCTCATTCTGAGAGCGCATGTGGCAAAGGATAACAGTAATGGAAAAATGCACCTTCCAATGATTGAGGACAAAAATTAGTGAGACGGATTTACCAGCCAGCTCATATACGATTCCTCAGCAAACATATAAGCGGGAAAAGCTATAGAGAGCTAGCGCTGCTTTTCAATAAGCGTTTCGGCTTGTCGGCGACTGAAAAGGCCATAAAATCACTTTGTATAAGGAACAGGCTGTGTAACGGGTTTGGCCATGGCAACCCGAACTATCCACCGCCGCGCAAATTCACTGACCGGCATGTCAAGTTCATAAAAAAGATCGTAAAAGGCCGAAATTATGCCGAGGTTGCCGAGCTTTTTAATTTGGAATTCGGCCTTTCGGCAACAAGGATACAGATATCAAGCCTTTGCAAAAGAAAAGGCCTTACAAACGGAATTGACATGCTTTTTCCGAAAGGCCATACCCCGTTAAACAAAGGCCGGAAAGGGTATTGCGCACCCGGCAGTGAAAAGGGCTGGTTTGCGCCCGGCCACCCCGGCTACAAGTATAAGGAAATGCCTATTGGCAGCGAACGGGTTGCTAACGGGTATATTTGGGTGAAGATCTCAAATAAATCCGGGCCGAACAAAAACAGATGGAGGCAGAAGCATATTTTAATCTGGGAAAAAACAAACGGCCCGGTACCCAAAGGACATGCAATTCTTTTTGCTGACGGAAACAGAAAGAATATTAATTTGAATAATTTACTGTTAGTTTCCAGAAAAGAATTGGCCATATTAAACCACATGGGAATGCTTTCCGCCAATAAGAATATCAACGTCACCGCCGTAAATATTGCCAGATTAAAAATCCTGACCGCTGACAGCAAAAGAGGTACATGGAAGTCAGGCGGGAAGAGAAAACTGGTTGTGATTGACAATACCGGGAAAAGGGTATTTGTATCACACGGTTCGGGAAGGAACAGGAAGAGATGGATCGCGGTCCGGGAAACAAAAACCGGGTTGCAAGAGTTATGGGCGAAAAAGATAAAAGCCCGGAATAAGTTTGAAGACGCCCAGCGCGATTTAAGAGAATACGCGATATTCAGGGGATGGCAAAAAGCATCAATGACCCTTTATCCCATTTAGAGTAACAAAAATCCCTATCAACTAAATTTTATATCAAATGACCGAACGGAGTATCAAAAAACTGGAAGGACTATCTTCCACCGCGCAGCCGATTTTCAGGAATTTCTTAAACTTGCTAGATGCCGAACTGGGCGATGACAGGTATATCGTTCATGAAGGAAGACGGACTGTCGCGGTACAGGAGGCGTATTACGCACAAGGAAGAGAATCTCTTGAAAACGTAAACAAAAAGCGGGCGGAAGCCGGATTATTTTTACTGCAAAGCGAGAAGGATAATTATATCATCACCTGGACGCTCCAAAGCAAACACGTTGACGGACTCGCCATGGACGTGCTGCCAACAGACGGGGCGGGAAATCCAACCTGGGATTTGGCGCATTACTACAAGGCATTTGTAATTATCAGGGATTGCGCGAGAAGGGCGGGCCTCACCTGCGGCGCCGACTGGTCCCCGCCCGACTGGCCGCATTGCCAAATATAACAGGCGATAAACCGGGCGCGGCCCGGAAGGAGGATACATGAGAGATGTTTTACCGGTGTTCATCGTGATCGCAATCGCGCTGGTGATCGTAATCGCGGAACTCGTCAAAAAGCTTGACCGCAAGAACCGGCTGAAGGGCTACCGGGTATGGATACCCGCCGTGTTATCAGGCGGCGTGGCGTGGGCGCTCGGGTTTGGGAAATTCTTTCCGGAACCCAGCCAGGTCTGGTTTTGGTGGGCGGTGATTTTCGCCTTTTCGGTATTCGCTTACGAGGCGGTCTTGAAAAAGATAACGACCACACTCGGTTCTAATGAAATGGCGAAATGAAAAAATGCGAGAAACTGCGGATCGCCATCGCCTTCATCGGCGCGGCGCTGGCCTTCATCGCCGGATGGCTCTTGCGGGGCCGTCCTCGAGAGAAGGCCGCTCTGCAGTTATACAACACAGCCGAGGAGGTAAGACGTGCGATTAATAACACGCCTGCCGGCGATCTTGTTTCTGCTGCTCCTAACGCGGATCAGTTACGCGCAGACGCCGACGGAATCGCCGGACGCGCAAAACAACGCTTACGGGATCGAGCCCGGGCAATTGTATCCGGGATCAACCGTTCTGGATCTGATGGAGGCGGCGGAAGCGGAGATTGAGAACGCGGTGCGGGAAGCGTACGCCGAAGGCTACAAGGCCGCAATGCTGCAATACGCGCCAGAAGCGGCCGCTTACAGGATCGCGGTCGAAAGCATGAGGGTGGAGCTTGAAGCCGCGCGCAAAAAAAAACCGTTTCTTCTGGCCGGCCGTCGGCATATCTTTCGGCGTTTCTTTTGTTTTGGGGTTTTTCGCCAATTCCCTTACTGGCAGGTAGGCATGGACTTCGCGGCGTTGTTTAGGGTTTTCCAGTCGTGGGGGCCTTCGGCGATCTCAAGCGTCCTGGTTATCGTCGTATTGCACCTGATAAAGCAGGTAGGCAAGAACGAGGAGGACGACAAAAAAAGGGCGCAGGACTTCCAGAACTGCCTTGAAGCCAGGACAAAGGAACTGCGGAACGACGTGTATAAAACAATAGAGGATCAGGGCAGGAGGCTCTCGTACATCGAACTGGAATACGTCAGACGGGAAACTTTTTACCGCGAGCTCGGCGGCTGGAAAGACGATATCAACCGGCTGTTCGGTCAGATCTCTACCCTATCTGCGGATCTTAAAAAAGACATCGTCGAACTATGGAAGGGGAAGGGCGTTAAATGAAAGACACGATCGTGCGGGGTAAGATTCTCGATCTGCTGAGAAAGGTGTACCCTAACGGGGTCGACGAGATCACCGTCATCAGTATTTTATACCAGTATCACAAAACGGAGGATATCCACGCCTCCCTGGAATACCTGTCGGACAAGGAGTACATCGAGAAAAAACAGCAGCCCCATCCTTTTCTTGAGCGGGAACACGTCCGCTGGTACAAACTGAAGCCGAGAGGCGTTGACCTACTGGAAGGAAACATCGATCCCGATCCCGGCATCCTTATCCTGCGGGGGTAATCATGGGCCAGAAAAGCAAGGCGGCCCAATACGGCCTTAAAGAGCTTATCGCCGAAAAATGGGACGGCGGGAAGAAAACTATTGTCTATGTAACCGACGAAGTCAATCAGTGGCTCAAAGACAACGGATATAAAATCACCGTGAGCCGTGAAGCAGTGCGTCACGCCGTCCGCAAATACGAAGACGAAATTGCCGACATCCGCAAAAGCATCGAAATATCCAAATCAATGGCGGAGATATTTAAGGACCACTCCGGCACCGAACAATCAGAAGCAATGTTGATATATCTTTCCCAGCTTATCTCAAAAGAACTGCGGAACATTGAGAGCATCAACTTTGAAGACCCTGCCGAAATGATCCAAGCTACCGCAAAGCTTACAATGGCGCAAGCGAAACTTTCGCAGTACCGCACCCAGGCGGTAAAGGCCCTGGACAAGGCGAAGGAAAAAATAAAAGCGGAACTGCAAAACGCCATTAAGCTCGATCCCGATCTGCTGGAGAGGCTCTGCAAAATTGTTGACAACGTAAAGGTGGCGTAATGGGCGATTTTCTTTCTGAGCTGGTAGGCAATGACCGATCATCCGTAGACAATGCCAAAGAAAAGAAAAAGCGTATAGAGCGGGCAAAGAAAGATTTTGGTTTCTTCTGCAGATTCTACCTGACTGATTATTTTCATACGGAACCAGCCGATTATCAAAAGGTTTTATACGACATAGCAGACACTCGCTCGCTTTCAGAAAACACTTCAAATCGCCTTAAACCGTTTATTAACGAACGTTATCACGGTCTTTTAAAGCCTACGGAAAACCTTGCCGGAGCGATGTTTATAGAGCCTCGTGAACACGGCAAGACTGTACGCTGGTCTTTTGCTTATGCTCTTTGGAATGTTTTAACAAAGAAAAAACGTTATGTATTGCTTATTGGCGCCTCCGGTGACGCCGCAAGAGAAAATCTTATCAATAATAAAATTGAGATTGAAGAAAACGAACAGCTTCTCGAAGACTTTGGGGATTTGAAAGGCAATGTTTGGCGCGATGATCGTCTTGAACTTTCCAACGGAACTTGCATACAGGCAAAAGGTTCCGGAGCTTCCATGCGCGGTACCAGGTTTCGTCAGTACCGGCCTGATTTGATCATTCTTGACGACGTATTAAAAGATGAAGCGGTGGAATCCCCCTCGCAACGTGATAAAATCTCGCGTTGGCTCAAGAGGGTAGTTTTTAATCTTGGTAAGAATGCGTTTATTATTTGGGTCAACACTATTTTTCATTCTGATGATCCTATTTCCCGGCTTTTAAATGAACTCGAAACAGGAACGCTTAAACGGTGGATCGCCGTGCGGCTTTCCTGCTTCCGTCCCGACGACTCCCCGCTCTGGCCGGAATATTGGTCAGCCGAAGCCCTGGAAGAAAAGAGGGAGCAGCTGGGTTTTGACAGTTTCTCGACAGAGTGGAACAACGAGCCGTTATCTGACGAGCA